ATCATCGAGAGCAATTATGTGTGCGCACTTATGTTCGTGCGGTATCTCCGAATGGTCGGTGTCTAATATATTAACATCTGGATGTGCGAAATCAACAGTAAATAAGTATTTACCATGATGCCATTTCTTATCTTTTCCAATGTATTTACCTGAAGCTGCGCCTAGAATAGACCAGATAGTAACAGCAGGATAATAACTAAAAGAATTCCAAAGCTCAAGTTCATCAAGGCGTCGCTTGGGAACGTCTTCGGGTTTAAATCCTTGTTGAATAAACGCGCTAATAGGAAGGCGATAAAATATTGCACCGTTACCCATAAGAGCGTGAAATAATATAGCCCTTCCTGACATACATGATATGCCGAATATAATACAGTCTTCAACTTCTCCATGATGTTTTTTAAGATCATAAAGATATTCTTTTCTTATTTGTGCGTAGGTTGCTGGTATGTTTGCGTTTAAATATGCCATACATTTATTTTATGTCTCCCCAATTACTACCTGACTCATAATCAACTTTATTTGGAACCTGTAATTGTACAGCTTCTTCCATAATCTTAATTATCTCTTCTGCCTTTTTTGGAGATTCAATCGATATATCAACTTCATCATGAATTTGTATATGTGGTACTATACCATTTTCATATAAAGAAACCATAGATTTTTTAGTCATATCAGCCGCAGAACCTTGTATTAATTTGTTTAATGCTTTGTATGTAAATGCACGTTTTAAAGGTTCATCATATTCTTTTCTAGCTTGTTCTAATGGTAAAGGTTTAAAAACCCCAAATTGAACAGGTTGCCATAAATCAAAATGACATGCACGACCAAGTAAAGTTCTGATCTTACCTCTATCATTTGCTTTTCTAGATACATTATCCATAAGTTGTTTTACGAATGGAGCTTTGACATGATACTGTCTAATTAATTTTTCTGCTGATTCTTTCATTAATCCTAGTTCAGCCATTAATTTATTTTTACCCATACCATACATTAAACCTAAATTAATTGTCTTGGCTTGTTTACGTTCTATACCTGCCATGTCTGCAACAACTTGGTGGAAATCTGCATCACCTGCATTGTATGCATCAACAATCTCATCTACACCAGTTAAGTTTTGTAGTTTAGCATAGTGTACTAATATTCTAGGTTCTTGTTGTGAATAGTCAAATGATCCCCATTTACATTTTTCTTCCGGTATAAATATAGATCTTATCATTGGACCAAGTTCGGGATGTCTTGCAGGTATTTGTTGTAAGTTTGGATTAGACATACTAAATCTACCTGTCACCGTTCCGCCTGCATCTGATCTAATTTGATTTATATCTGCATGTATTCTACCATTCACTGCATGTTTAGTTATTGAGTCTATAAAAGTTGTGTGAGCTTTATTTAGTTCTCTTGCTTCTGCAATAGCTTGTGGTAATTCATGTGGATGATTTTGTAAAAAGTTTTTTGTAAAGCTTGGTTCTTTACTTTTAGCTGTTCTATCATAAGGAAGTTTAAGTTTATCAAAAGCTTTTGCTATTGATCTAGCTGCCATAATTTCTACATCTACACCAGTTAAATCTTTTATTTTCTTTATTAAAGCCTCTTCCCTTTTAATTAAATTTAGTTTAATATTTTGTGCTTTTTCTAAATCAACTTTCACTCCTTTAAATCTCATGTCAACCAAACAAGGAAACAATCTTGTCTCCAAGTTAAAAATATCCATAAGTTCTTGATTATATAATTCTACTTTTAATCTTTGCCAAAGTTTTAAAGTTGATTCTGCATCTCGTTCTGCATATTGACCTACAAACATTGGAGGTAATCTCCACATTTCTGCTTTGGCATCTAATCCATATTCTTTTGCGGCTTCTAATAAAATTTTTTCATCTTTTCCTAGACCCACATAATGTTTGGAAAGTGTATTCAACTGATACGAGAGTCTGTTTTCATCAATTAATGATGCCGCTATCATTGTGTCAACAATGTGTCCTTTAATGGTCAACCCTGCTGACCTTAACCAGCACACATCATACATAGCATTATGAAATATAAACGTAGTATCTTGTTGGTTTAGGATGTCTTGGAGCCATTTTAAGACCAGTTTTTTATCCATATTACCACCTTGCTCATGATGTATCGGATAATAGCCAGACCAGCCCTCTACGGCCACCGCAACGCCAGCAATGTGCCCTCTTCCTGTGACATTACCAGATCCTAGTTCTTTTAATCTAGGATCATTAGTCTCTAAATCGATAGCTATTTCTTTAGCACCTCGAAGATCTTTGAGTTCATCAGGAATGACCCATTCTGTTTCAGGGGTAAATAGGGGTGTTTGTATACTTCTCACTTATAGTCTCTCTCCTTCACCATTTCTAGATAATGTATTGCTTTGTCTATATCTTGTATGCCTCCCTTTTTGGAATGCCTACATATATACTTTATAGCGTTGCCTTCCGCAAAAAGCAACTTATTTCTGTTGATAAATTCTGCGGGCTGAATGTCAAAATACATATAATGAGATCCACCTATTTGCTTAAACATAGACTCCAACTCACTAGATTTTACATCACTAGCAATAACTTCTTTTTGTTTTAATTTTTTATGCAGCTTTTTCATAAAATTTAATCACCTCCTTTGCTTTTTTAATTTTATTTTTCTCTCTCATAAAAGGTAATATTTTTTTTAACACTTGGTAACTTTGTCTATGACTAGTTTGCCAACGCAGTTGTGGTTTGCTCATATTTCCAGCTGCTGTTTTACGTGGTTTAATTTTTAATATTACACCTATCTTCATAAATTTATGTATATCTTCTATAATTTTAAAGTCGGTGTTACACACCTCCATTCTAATTGTAAAACAATCATAATATTTTTCCATTCTTGGATTCCATTTGGGAGTCATAGCTGTAGTGATACAACCTTCTCCATCAAAGAATCCTGCTAAATAAGATAAACTCATCTTCATAATATATAAGCACGATCAAAGTTCTTTGGATCTAACACATGCAATTCACGCTTCGCTCTCGTCGCTCCAGTATAAAACAATCGATGTAATTCATCCGGATCATAGCTCATCGTTTCTAACGCTGCATTTGTAAGGTCCTGCATAAGCAAAACTTTATCGGCTTCTCCTCCTTTCGCTCCATGTATTGTTGACATAATGATACGCGGATTTTTATTTATTTGTTCACCATTCGCCCGCATGTTACGAATGTAGTTCTCTGTGATGGTATCTAAACCATCAAAAGCTTCATACCAAACATCTTCAGTAACTAAACCATGTTCAGCTCTACAATCTCTAATTAAATATTTTTTATCAGAGTGCAAAGTTTTACCTTTTCTAAAACCAGGCAAGACTCTATCACCCAAGTATTCATATATATTTTTTATCTCTATTGTACCTAAAGCAATATCTCCTTTACGCCACTTCTCCCAATTATTTAAAGCTATCAAAAGTTTTAATGGTACAGAGTTAGATCCTTTGTGTTGATAATACCAACCTTGTAATTCACACAAATCTTTTACATCATCAAGAAAATGATTAGCTGATGACAAGACCAACCAGTTACCTTCTGACATATTAACTTGTGTCACATCAGAATATCTACGTAGTATTCCATGTTCTGTTCTTGGTTTATAATCTTTATTAAATCTGTTTTGTACTTTACTAATTATCTTTTGTGATAGTTCGTGTATAGGTCCACCAGGTATTCTGTATGATTGATCTAATACTTTAATATCATTAACTTCTTCTTTCAAAGCTATGAAATGATCTACATCTGCACCAGCCCACTTAAATATTGCTTGATCATCATCACCTGCGATGTAAGTTTTATTTGCATTAGCCCACATAGATCTAACCATGTCCCACTGTATTAAAGATAAGTCTTGTGCTTCATCAATAAATAATGCTTCAAAACTTTGTTTGGTTTCTTGTGCAATATAATCTTCTAATAAGTCTGTAAAATCTTTGAGTCCTTTTTCTTTTTTGTATCGTTTTAATTCTTCTGATAACAAATACAAAGTATCTCTTTCAATATCTAATATGTTTTGTCTAGAGTCATAGTATTCTAATAGATCCATACGTTTAACTCTAGCCGTATTCATGATGGTTAAGTATTCATTGTCTGAATTAAATGTGCCATCATCCTCTGAATGTTTACCTGTCTTAATAGGTATGCCAACTAATTTACCAAACTCTCTATAGTTTTCTGCTGTCATCATCTTTTCTTTTGACATGGCTAAACGACTAAAAGCATAAGAATGTAATGTTCTAAAATTCTCTAAATCTTTTTCTGCATCAAGACCAAACTTCTCTGCTGCTCTTGTGGCTGCTTCTCTTGCAGCTTTTCGTGTAAAAGAAAAGTATCCTATCTGTTTTGGTCGAATACCTTGTTGAATAAACTGATCTACTAAATCTAATAACGTTGTTGTCTTACCTGTTCCTGGTGGTCCTAGTATTATTGTTTTCATTAGTAAACTTCCTTATGATATTCAACTTTAGAAACAGAAGCTTCTGTCTGTTTCATTGTTTTAATTTTAATTAATCTTGGTTGTTGTTTTTTAATTCTAACTCTTTCTTCAGATACAAAGACTTCATCTAATCTTTTTATTAAGTTACCTGTTTTAATTTTATCCATCTCCCAGTTATTCTTTTTAAGAAATGCATAGAAGTCATCCATTCTAAAATATGTAAATTCTTTATTCTCATCTGTAAAAGGTAGTTTGTTAAACACATCATCCATTGTTCTTGCTGATTGTCTGTTTGTAGTCCAGTCTTGTAGTAATCCAGTTAATTGATTTGTTGGATCTAAAGACTCTAATGGTTCTACTTCTTGTAAATTATTCATCATAGGTTTTAAAAAAAACTGTTTCCAATCTTTTGCTTTTGGTACAGGTACAACTAAATTAGCTTGATCAAGACACGCTAATGCAAATAAAGGTGGACTATAAAGTTGTTCTGATTTTAATTCGATCCGCGTTCCATCCACATCTAAAAACCATTGCGGTGGCGTTGATTTGTATTTAGTTAAGTTACCCAACAGTGGCATCTCTTCTTCACCAAAGCCTACACCAAAACGTTTTGTTCTACATAAACCCGATTGACAAACCGCGTTGATGGGTGCGTCTTTACATCTATACTTGTCGTAACCTTTTCTATTTACAGATTTAATTAATTGTTGAACCTCACTATTACTTAACTTGGGTTCCATATATTTTAAATTAGCTTCTACAATTTTATCTTCCCAACTATCGGGATGTGCTTGTTTATAATACACAGCAATATTAAATAATGCATTGTTCCTAGACCCCTCACCAAAACCAGTTGATGCTAGTTTATTTAAGCAAGGGGGCCCAGCAGGAAACGCTTCTTCTATCTTTTTCTCTTCGATTTTAATTTGTTTGACTTGCTCTTCCGTGCACGCGTAAACATCATAGAGCTTATAAAATTCCTCAAGTGTACAAGAGGAGCCACTATCGTCGATAGCATATCTTAATCCTTTCGTTTCATTATAGTAGGGTAAGTTTAAAAAATTACCTGTATCCCCACGTTCTACAAGTATTTCTGTTTGTTTAGGAAAGATCTCTGATCCTTCATAACCTAAAACTTTTGCAATCTTTTTGAGTGTTTGCTGCATGAGTGCAGCAGAGATAAATTCTGTAGTAAATAAAAATACGTGAGCACCGCCCGATTTAGAACGGCAAACGATTAAGGGGAGATTAAGATTGCGTATGCTTTGAATGAGGCTGCCGTGGTCGAAATTGTAACTGTCAATATCAATACAGCCCCACCTACACGTATTGTCCTCTCGTATGGGGATGATGCCCAAAGCCGGACCTTTTCCCTGTAAATGGTTCTCCCACAAATCATCGCTAACATTCTTTCTAACAATGAATGCCTTACCTTTTTGTTTGTCACCGTTGGCTGCAACTTCACCTTTTTGATATTGTCCATATGCTATTTTTAATCCTTCAAATATATTTTTAAATTTTTCTGTCTTCATTATCATTTCTACTTAATTTGTAAAGGGGAACCTCTCGATTCCCCTTACCACAACTAAAACGGTGTTGCCGCTCCAGTTGACTTCTCTTCTACATCTGCTTTTGTTTGCACGTTACCTTTTGAGACATTGCCTGAAAAGTCTTTTGCACTTATGTACAAAGTCTTATCCTGTTGTCCCATGATTCTGTCCATCGTTACAACCCAACCATACCAAGAACCTTTGTCGTTCTTTTGTAGATTTGATTGAAGATTGTAAACAACCCCATGCATAGGTGGCACAGCAAATCCGCCTTTACCATCGTCAATTTGAACAGATTTCATCATTGAATTCCATTTCTTACTGACACTCAACTGTGTTGATTTCATGGTAATTAAAGCAGGACTATATCCACCTTGTTTATTTTCCACCATTACATAGTAATAAGCAGTCTCTTCTAAATAGTTACCGTTTGGTAATCTAATTTTAGAGCCTTCTCTTTTACCAGTTTGGATTACCGGACTTCCTGGTGAGTGAGTTGCTACAGGCGCACCTGGACCATCTCCTCTATCAGACCATTCCGGATAGTCTTTTTTGTAGTAGCAAGGAATAACCTTGATACCTTTCTTACCATCGAACAAGTCGTTGGTAACAGTATTATAAATCATGCCAGGTTTGGCACCATCTATAAACTTACTATCACCGTCAGTCACCTGCGGAGATAGTTGTCCCAAGATTCTGATGAACGGTAACGCCATATCGTCTTGCGTCATGTTCTCAAAACCTTTTTGTAGATCATTGCCAAACAAGGCTACTGATCCAGTTTGTTTAGTAGCTATTTTTCCATTAGCCATAATACAACCTCCATTTATTTTTTCCGGCTTATTTTTGTCTCGTCCTTAATCCAAAGACTAAAGACATCAGAAGGCATGTCAAGGCCGGCCTTGACACGCTCCTCATATAGGGCTGTCAATGTATTCCACGCCACATCAGATTTCTGCTGCGGAGTAAAACCATTAGCAACCGCAAGGTCCACCAATTGGTTCGCCTTGTTATCTTCTCCTTTACCAAAACTTACAGAAACATTATTTTTAATAATATCTCCTAACCCCTGGTCTCGAAGCCATTGATAGGCACTCTCTCTTCTTAAATCATCTTTAGGAAGAGTAGCCCTAAATCTTTTCTTAACAGAAACTTTACTACCATCTGCTAGTTTAATTTCTGATAATCCCTGTTCTTGTAGAAGTTCTGGAATAATTCTAGAACCAATATCATCAGCTTCAGCTTTCTTTGCTTTCAGCTTATCTTCTAGTTCTGCTATTTCATCTTCTTTTTCTTTCAATAACACACATTGCTGTGCAACATCTGTTATTTCAACATTGTCTAACATATCAGATGTATCTTTTAACATCTCGTTTCTTATGTCAAACGTACCATCACTTGTAAAAGTTTTTGTTTTTACTTTTTGCTTAATACTCATTTTCTCCTTTCTGATACATATCAAATTCTAATGGATAGTATCTGTGTTCACGTTTATCCCACTTCAACATATTGAACTGTCCGTTGGCAACATCATTAACAATTGCAGTAGATAATCCTATTATTACAGGATCTCCTACAGCAAGTAAATAATCACCTTTTCTAAAATCTTGTAAATTTTTTTTCATTTTCTGCACATAAGGTGAAGTAGAAAAAATAGCCTGCTCTCTATTAGGCAAACATATTACAAGATAACCAAAATCAGACGCACTTAATATATTTATATTAGGTGGTGGTTGTTGAATGACATAAACAAATTTTTCATTCGGATTGCTTTTATTTAATTCTAAAAAACTTTCCAAAGAACTAGGTTTATATAATTCAAATATTTTATTTTTCATTTCTTACTTCTTGACAAAGATATACAGATTATTATATAAGAGGTCAAGTAGAAAGAATAAAAAAAATTATGGATTATAAATTTAGAACAAAGCCTTATGCTCATCAGCTAGTTGCATTATCTAAATCTTGGAACAAAAAAGAATATGGCTATTTTATGGAGATGGGTACAGGTAAATCAAAAGTGTTGGTTGATAATATGTCAATGCTTTATGACAAAGGTAAAATAGATGGTGCGCTAATTGTCGCACCTAAAGGTGTATATACTAATTGGTTATCGCAAGAAATACCTACACATTTAGTTAGGCATATTAAACCTAAAATGGTACTATGGACAGCGACAACATCCAAAGCAAAGGATAAAGAGTATCAACAATTATTTAAACCTGACCTAGACCTTCACATCCTTATAATGAATGTTGAAGCATTTAGTACAAAAAAAGGTGTTGAGTTTGCGTATAAATTTTTAAGAAGTCATAAAACACTTATGGCTATCGATGAGTCTACAACTATTAAAAACCCTACAGCTAAAAGAACTAAATCAATATTGATGTTAGGTAGGCACGCTAAATACAGAAGAATACTTACAGGTTCTCCTGTAACAAAAAGTCCTTTAGATTTATATAGTCAGTGTGCATTTCTTAATGAAAATCTATTAGATCATAGTTCTTATTACTCTTTCAGAAATAGATATGCTCGTATGGTTGATAGAAATTTTGGTGGTAGAAGAGTACAGATTGTTGCTAGTTATCAAAGATTAGATGAATTGGAGGATATATTGAAAGCATTTTCATACCGTGTACAGAAAGTAGATTGTTTAGATTTACCTAAAAAAATATATATGAATAGAGTTGTTGAGTTAACCAAGGATCAAAAAGAAGCTTATGCTACCATGAAATCCGCGGCCCTCGCTCTACTAAAAGGTAAGATGTCTACAGCGCCTCATGTATTGACACAGCTGATGAGATTACATCAGATTACTTGTGGTCACCTAAAATCTGACGATGGTAAAATAACTAATTTTAAACACAATCGTATAGAAGAACTAATTGATGTTATGGATGAGATGGAGGGTAAAGTTATTATTTGGGCTAATTATGTGCACGATATCAAAGAGATTACCGCAGCATTAGAAGATGAATATGGTGAAGGTTGTGTGGTTCAATACTATGGTGAGGTATCATCAGAAGATAGACAGACAGCTATCAAAGAGTTTCAAGATCCTAACTCAAATGTAAAATACTTTATTGGTAATACACAAACCGGTGGGTATGGTATTACACTTACAGCAGCTAGTAATGTTATTTATTATTCTAATAGTTATGATCTAGAAAAAAGATTACAATCAGAAGATAGAGCACATAGAATAGGTCAGCATAAGCCAGTAACATATGTGGATCTGATAGCAGAAAAGACTGTTGATGAAAAGATCATAAAAGCTTTAAGAAAAAAAATTAATATTGCATCTACAATAATGGGTGATACAGTCCAGGACTGGATATGAAATACCCATTTTACATTAGAATGACAATATTATTATGCGTAGGTGGTTTTGCACCTATTATGCTTCATCATATTATAATGAAGTTGTGGGATGTAACTACATTAAGAGCAGCTGAATATACTTTTATTGTTTGTATTCCTGTTGCTTTTTGGATTGCAGAAAAAATAAACGAACGATGGCATGACGATAGAGAATGAAATCTTTAATTATCAGCTTGATCATACTTTTACCTGACGGTAAGACAGACCTCAAAGACATAGAGATTTTTGATTCATCTTGTTATACTTGGTATCAACAAAATGTAAGAATGGAAGAAAGAAAAACTACTTTTTTTAATAGAAGATCTTATCATTTGTATGATGGAAAAAGAGTTATAGGTTATATCTGTAGTGACAAAGAGCCTCGTTAATCTATATCAACAAGTCCAGTTTCTCTATTTAAATATTTATATTCTATCTTGTGAATATTAAAATCATTCATTAATTTTTTACAGATATCTGTGTGATCAAACTCTCCACAAGAGTAAACATCCATTTGTAATAATGCAGGTTTAGGTTCATCCCAAATGTGCATAGCGATGTGTGATGTTTCTATAATTGCAACAGCTGTAATACCTCTGTTACCAGGCATATTACAATACTTAACATAAGGACCCATAAACACTTTCATGTTTATAGATTCTATAAACTCTTTCATCCAGTTTTGTAATTGTTCTTCGTCTGTTGGTGGCTTACTAGCTTCGGCGCGAATAATAAGATGCTTATGCACCAGACTCCGGTGTGCCAGTGTAAAATTCTAAAATTGCTTGGTCATAATCTAATTCATTAGTAACCCACTCAAATAATTGTTTGTTATCTACAGTATGACATTCGAAGTCTGCTGCCTGGCCACGCGCGTGCTGCGATTTTTCTGAACTGCCGATGGCTTGGCAAAGCGAAGGAGATCGGTATCCTGATGATACACTTACAACGCCCCACTCATCTCTAATAGGTTGTAAAATATTTTCGCAAAGTAATTTTAAATTTTCTATATGTTCTTCTGTTGGTGTATTATCAATACCTTTACGCTCCGCTGTCTGCGATTTAGTAAGCTCTCTTAAAGAAAAATTTTGACTTAATTTCATCCAAATACCTTATCTAACACAAAGACGACTGCAGTTCCCGCTACAGTCAAAAGAACCCAATAGAACTTGTCTATCTTACCGCCCAATTTTTCTACGTCTTGGTGTACGTGTGATAAATTCTTTTTGACTCCTGATATGTGTCCATACAAGGATAAAATGTGTTCTCTTGTTGTTTTAGGTTTCATGCCCATTAAGCAATGCCTTTTTGTTTTAATCTTATAGCTTGTTCTTCCGGCGATAATAATGCCGTTTCTGATGCTGTCAACCCTGTTTGTGGGATAACCGAAGCAGTAGTTTGTTGAACCACTGGTGTTGGTTGTTTAGGTAATGGTGGTGTTTTTATTTCTGATACTTGAGTAGCTGGTGCAAAAGTTTGATCTTCAAGCCTCACTCCTACTTGAGATGGTTCTGGATCAGTTGTGATATCAAAAGGAAAAGCACCATTTAAATCAGCATCTTCTAATAGATCCATAATATCTTCTAGATCACTTTCAGGAAACATATTCTCTTCATTCACATAAAGATCTTTACCTTTTCTACCTGTTTTCTCTAAATTTTCTTCTAATGTTTCAATCTTTTCTTCAAATCTTGGAATAGAAAAACTTAAAGGTTTAAACTCTCCATCTATAACCATATCAATTTGACCAGATGGTAGTCTTCTTTCATCTGCTTCATCAAAAATATAGTCTTCATCTAATCCTATATCTGTCATTGTTTTAAATGCGTTGTAAATTCTTTGTTGTTCTCTAAAAGCAAATCTTTGTTGTTTAATAAAGTCTGATTTAATTTGTTCTTTAGTTCTATTTAACTTGTACATGTCACTTCCTTTAGGAGCTTCTGTTCTAATTTTTTTAAGATCAGATACAATAAACTCCATTGATCTTTTTAGATTTACTTTTTGTGGTTTAATACCAGTTCCTAATCCTAATAAAACATCTTCAAGATCATAGCTTTGTCCTGTGCCAGTTAACTTTTCTCTAAAGCCATAATATAATTGTTTAGTTGTTGTTAACGCACCTGGAGCTACAGTCTCTAATAAATGCTGTGTGCTTTGTAAAAACTTTTCATTAAAATCTGCTAAATCACTATAAATTGCACCACCACTTTTTTTCTTATTGTTTCTTATTTCAGATATTGTTTCATAGAAAATAGTTTTATTTACAAACGGAGCTAAAAATTCTCCAAAAGGTCCATCTCCTGAAAAAGCAAAATCCATTAAAAATCTATCTATACTTTGAGGATTCATTTTTTGTTCTTTTAATTTTGTAAAAGCTGCTCTAATAGGTCTAGTCACTGTATCGTATGGAAGGAAGGTAGATAGATCTACAACTTTAAACTCACCTTCATCATTTGGTTTTGTTACTGCAATTAAATTAGAATTTCTTTGAAAGTCTGGAGCTACATATCTTCTGTATCTATCCATTAAGTCTTCACTTATTCCTGTCACCGCTCCGTATATTCCTTTTGCAGCCATAGATGCACCACCAAGGGTTACAAACTGACCCATTAATCCTCTGTATCCCATTTCTCTTAATACAGGATCATCTGTAGCAATTTCTCTTAAACTAGTTCTCATACTTAAATAACTTGTTCTTGTCATTTCAGCAGGAAAAGATACGAAGTTACCAATTGGTAAAGCTCTTACTGCTTTAATAGCATCGGGTACCATACTATATGTTGGCATTGTATTTCTAACATACCAAGCAGAAGCTTGTTTGATAGCTTCATCAAGATCCATTTTAGATCCATCAAATTTAGTTTTGCTTAATTTTTGTCCAGCCACTTCTCTAAACCATTTTTCCATTTTAGGTAAACTCTTACCAGAAAAATCTGTTAGATAAGATTTGTACCAGTTATAAGCATACCATTTCCAAACGTTATCTCCTCCTGCATAAACTCTACTAGCTGTTCTTAATAATCCTTTTGTCTCTAAATATTTTGTAAGTTGATCTGTATCTTTAATATTATTTTTTCTAATAGCTCTTAACACAGCACCTAATTCAGCTGCTACTATATTTTCATCTAATGCACCATATTTAATTCCTTCATCGATATTTGCTAAAACTCTTTTTTCTGCTTCAGGTCCTAATTTTCCAGCATTAAAAATATCATCTACTGTCATTTGAATTGAGTTTTGTAATGAAGCTCTATTACCTAAAAGTCCTCTATTAATTACAAACATGGCTGCTGATGAAAAGTTTCTTGTTTGTGTAGCGGGAGATAATACAGTTTTACCATATTGAGCTGCAACTTTAAGTTGTAGAAAGTTTTTGTATAAAGGTAATTGTGCTAAAGCATCTAATGGTCCTTTAAGTGTTGTCATTCTATTAATCATATCTGCTGGTCCAAATAATTTACTTGCATCTGATTTTAATAAACCAAGTCCATCTATTTTTCCTACTCTTGTTACAGCTTTACCTAATTTATCTGCTGTAATTTCATATCCAAATTCAGCAGCTTCTCTTGTTTTAAATAATTGTTTTGATTTAACTAATGCTTCACCTAATCTATCAAACATAATTTTGTTTGTGCTTTGCGTAGCTAAATTAGATATCGTTTGCAAAACAACATTTTTCATATTGTTTTCTTCACCCATTACTTTTCTAATCACATCAGGTAATTCTTCTCCTGTAGATATAATGTTATCTGATCTTAATTTCTTTTTAGATATTTCTGTAATAGTTTGAATAGGATCTCTGTTATCTGTTTTTGCAAATTGTAAAATATCATTAACTTGATCTTTAGCTAGTTGAGTTCTGGCTGCAGCTGCTGTTGTGCCATCTCTTCGAGCCATTTTTATAGCTGTTTCTTTTAAATCTTTATTTTTATTGATTACTCCTAAAGCAAATTTAACTGCATCTTTAAATTCTTTTGATGTTTCATTGACTGAATAATTAGGATTAGTAAATACAGCATATGATTTTCTCATATAACCTTTAATATTATTTTCTAAAGATTCTTTTATTAAAGAATCACCAGGTAATAATTCTGCAAATGTTTTTTTAGTTTCTATTAATATTTTATTTAATGCTTTTGCTGCAGGTCTCAACTCTTTAGGTAAAGCAGATAAAGCTTTTTGATTTTTAAAATATTCTAATACATCATCAAGATGTTTATCTTGTAATGATGGAGAAGCTAATTTACTATTGTATACTTTTTTAGCACCTTGCGCTAAATCATATGCTTTCTTTTCTAAACTATCTAATAATTTTTCTACTACTCTTGCTTTAGCTGTAATTTCTTTTTGTCCTCTTGTAGAAATAGCTGCAAGCTCCGGTGTAAATCTTGATATAGATCTTAAATAAGCTAAACCATTATCTATTTTTTTTAATGAACTTTTTAATGGATTAGTGGAGTCAACACTAAACATTCTCCAGTTTTCAAATTTAGGTAACTCTACAGTTGTTTTAGTTAAGCCTCCTACTTTACCTCTTGATACTGTGGGTAATAAAACTCTTGATGTAATTTGTTCACCAATTTTTCCAGGTGCAGCTTGAATAGCTCTTCCTATTGCTGGTAAAACAATTTTATCTTTAGCTGCTAATTTAGATACAGGATTAATGACTGTAGCATTAGCTACTTTAGCTCCTACTTTTCCTACTGCTAACGTAGGTTTATATATTCCGTATTTAAAACCTAAAGCTAGTCCTTTGCCTACAAGTGGTATACCACCACCAATAAGAGCGCCTTCTTGTCCATACTTTAATTTATTAATAAATCTAGCAGTAGCTAGATCTCTTCCTTCTAATCCTTTTTCATCTACTTTTTTTGTAAATAGTGTTGGCATATCTGCATCAGACAATGCCATATCAGCTAGACCTAAAGATAATGCTCCTCTACCAGAACGCAAGGCTACGTTTGCTCCTGCTTTAAAATATTTATTTTTAATTTTACCTAAAGTTTTATTTGTAAGTTTAGATATATTTTTTAGTTTTGAAACTTTATCAAGGTTTCCTAATATTTTAAAAGCAATGGTACTAGGTACACCATATTGAATTAGTAATGCACTAGAATCTCCTAAAAAAGTATTTGGATTACCGTGTTTATTTAAAAACCTTCTAGTTGTTTCATCAAGTTTTTTTGTTAAATTTGAATCAAAAGCATAATCTATTCCTGCGGTACCAAATTCTAAAATTGATTTAACAGCACCTGTACCACCCTTTACAATAGCTCTTTCTATTTCTCTAGCGGTATCTCTTTGTTCGTCTGTTTCTTTTATTACATCTTTATAAGGATCAGGTTGCCCTAATTCTTTTGCTTTCATTTCGTTGTATTGAATTATTGGACCAAAGCCGGATGTAAATCTTAACCAAGATAATGGATTGTTAACTAATGTACCGGCTTTTTCTTCTAGTAAACCTTGCTCATCAGCATCTTGTAAGAGTGCTTTGAAATCCTTTTCTTTAGGGATTCTAAACATGTCAGACATAGATTATGCCTCCTGTGGTAGAACTAATTGTACTTGATATTTTTGATTGAACTGATCAACGTCAGTTTGTGTTCTAATTTGTGCAAAGTCTCCAAGCGCTTGATAACTATTTGCTAGTAATGTAACAATATCATCACCAATTTCTTTTGGTAATCTTGCTCTTATTTCATCGTATGATAACTGTTCTGGATTTACTGTCTCTTCAACATTAACATCAGTCATACTTGTTGGAGTTTCAGTCATTATATTTACATCTTCAGTCACCGCTCCACCTTCAGCAAATTGTTTTCCAAATTCTTTTGTTAGTGTAGCTAAATACTGTGCTTGTAGCTTACCTAATGTAGTAGTGTAATCAGGGTGATCTGGAGTAATTGGTTTGCCGTCACTATCTTTTACTCCTTTAATTGCTTTTTTGGCTGCTCTAGAAGCTGCTTTAAGTAGTTCTGTTTGTGAACCAAGTTTAAAGTAATCAGATACGTCTCCTCCTTGGAAAACATAAAACTCTAAATCACTATTATATTTGTTTTGAATTTCATTTAATTTTCTTGTTTTTTCTTCTTCACTTAAAGTTGTATCGTTTCTAACATTTTCTCTTTTAGTTTCTGTTATTGATTCTAAAAGGATTTGTCTTCTACCTGTTTCACCTTTAGCTTTTTCCATACCTACTTTATATTCTACTTCAGCACCTGTTAAAGTTCTTGCTAATTCTTCTCTTCTATCTAGTTCAGCTTGTTGTCTAGCATCCATTGATGTTCCAAGATCAACTCCTAATTTAGATAAAGGTTTTGAAGCTGCAGATAAAGTGCCTCCTAAAATACCACCTGTTTCTCCGGGTGCTCCTAATATATCTAAACCAGCACTAGCTATTCTTAAGTAGTCACCTCTAGATAAACCTTGTGTATTTCTTTCAGGTATTCTCTCTTTTACTGATTCGTAAATATCTAATACTCCAGAATAACCACCTGGGCCATCTACTAATCCTCTTTTGTTTGGCATACCACCATCAGCTAAACCTGAAGCGATCCCCGTTCCATAACTAGAAACTCGTCCACCTCTAAACATTGGTCTTCTTAAAATTCTACTCATTATCCTCTAATTGCTCCCATTAATCCAGCTGCACCAATACCTAGTCCTAACAACTGTTGTGTAGCACTTGGTGGAGGTGTTGATTGAACTTGTGTTGCTGCCGGGAAACCACCGATAACTGATGCTAATTGTGGACCGACTAATCCTAATTGTGTGTAATCTGCAAACGCTGTTTCTCTAGCTGCTTCTTGGTCCGCTGCTAATCTTGCTTGATCTATTTGTCTTTGTTGTGCACCTAACTGTCCTTGGTAAGTTCCAAGTCCTTGTCTTGCAACTAAATCTTGTGCTGCAGCTGCTTGTGCTTGTTGAAATCCTGATTGTCTTAATTGTGCTTCTTGAGCTGCTCTAGCTAAATCTGCTGTTGCTTGATATTCTCCAATTGATGCTGCTTCTCTACCACCACCAAAAGCACCAGCTGTTGCTGCTCTTTGTCTTAAACCAGCTAAACCTTTTTGTTGTTCTCTTTCCATAGCAGCAAGAGAAGTATCAATAACTTCTTGTTGATAAGGTGACATGTAATCTTTGTAAGCTTGTGGTCCTACTAAAGCATCTAAACCTGATGCAGCTGTAGCTGCTTGTTGTTCTAATGCTGATTGACCTTGTACAAATTGTCTACCTGTATATGTAGATGTAGGAATAGGTGTTTTAAGAAGTTCTAAACCTCTATTAGTTATACCTAAACCAGCTGCTTCTACAAATGGTTCACGGAGTTGTCTTGTTATTGTTTCAGCCATTATACTTTTCCGCCTTTTTTAAATGGTGATTTATATGTATCACCTTTTGCATCAAATTTTCTTTTAATTTCTTTTTGTTGTTTGATTGCTTTTTGTTTGTTGGTTTTACCTTTTATAATTTTTCCTTTAGGTCCTGTACTTAAATTATAAGTTTTGTCTTCTCTAAAAGCTTTATTAGGAGTTTTTTTAATTCTCTTAACTACATTTTTTAATACTTTTTGACCTACTTTACTTTTAGCTAAAGCTTTTCCTGCTCCTCTTATTGCTATTCCTGCTCCTATTCCTATTGGTAATGGCATTATACTTTTGCCTCCAGTTTGTGCATTGTTTCGTACATACGTTTTGCTCCTTCGTTAACACTACCACCACCTGCAGCTCTAACTGCATCGGCTGTCATTACAAATTCGTTCTTACTTAATCTTGCAGGAACATCATCTGCTTTTTCTTTAGTTCCTTCAGGAATAAATCCACCACCTCTCATATCTTTATCCATACCCGTATTTAATAAATTTCTATTCATTATACCACCTTCAGCTTTTTTACTAAAGGTATCAATTACTTCATCATATCCAGCATAAGGCATATCATAAGGACCCATTCCAGCTCCTTCATCAAATCTTGTAAAAGTTTCTGCTCCTTCATCTAACATTCCTGAAGCTTTTAAACCTTTCATTCCACTTATAGAATCTCTATTTGCATCACTTATAAAGTAAGTGTTATCATCTAATTTTTCTACTATACCTTCTTCTACTAAACCATCTAAAGTTTTTTTACCTTTTTTTGATTTAGCTGTAACTTGTAATTCAAAAGAAGCTCCTGTGTCTTCTGCATAATCTGAACTTCCTCTTAATTCTACATCATCAGTCATTCTTGATAATCTGTTAACTACCATAGTTTTTAATTTTGATAGTCCTTGCATACCAGCTTTTAATATTCCACCAACTTTCATATTAACTCTACCACCACTAGCCATACCTGATTGAGCTTGTCTTAAAAATGATGCAAAATCCATTGGTTGTAATCCTTGTTCTTCCATTTCAAAAACATATTGCTCATACATTTCTTCTATGTCACTTTTATATCCTGATGCCATTTGCATTATACCTTCACCACCAGCTTGGCTTTTTGATCCAATAAAATCCATAAGTGTTTCTTGTTCACCATCACTTAATTGATCGTATGGTCTACCAAATAAATCTATAGCTAACATATTTAATTCTGCAAAATTACTCGGAGCCGATACTTGTTCACCATACTCAACGCCTTGATCTCTCATTAAATCCATAATACCTAAATCGTCTGTTTGTTCTTCTATTTCTACTTCACCACCTCTAGCAAATCTCATCATAGGTACAGGTTCCATTTCTCCAAAACTTCTACCATATGCTTTTTGAACACCATCCATTGCTGCCATTAAACCACCGGCTACATCTGATTTTCTTTTTACTTTAATTTTTCCATCTTCCTCTATAACAACCTCATCATCATCACTTACTTCAATATCACTAACAGGTTTTCTCATAGGTAATTTTTCATCTAAACCTTTATAAAATTTTTGCATGGCTGCGGTTACGCCAGTCATATTTCTTCCACCACTTATTCTACCACCATCTGCGTAACCATATGTATCTAACATAGTATTAATATAATCTTCTTCATAACCAGCATTTTTATAAATACCAAAAATTGCATTTCTTCTATCTACTTTACTAGCTACACCTTGTTCTAATAAATTTTTATTGTACTCATCTATTTCATCTTGTCTAATTTCTGCAAACTTTGCAGATTGATCTACCGCTGTTTGTCCGCCTACTACTTTTGCTGTATTTATAATACCAGATGGTTCTGCTAAAGCTCGTGCTTTTTCAACTAAAGATTTTGTTTGCATAATTTTATCACCATCTCTAATAGTTTTAGTTTTATTTACAAAGTCAGCTATACTTCCTGTGCCTTGTCCTAAAGCTCCTACACCTTGAGATAATAAAGCTGGAGCTGCAGCTAAACCTGCTGCTCTTAAAGGATTACCATCTTCATCTGTTGCGGCAGATGTAATACCCGCTGCTAATGCTTGTCTTAATGCTGCGTTTGAAACATATTGTGAACCTACACCACCAAACATACCTGCTGGACCAAAGGCTGCGGATGCAATAAAAGGTAACGCTGGCCTAATCTCTTTAGGTATAATCTTCTTTGCTATTTTACGAACTGGTCTGAATACTTTTTTAAAAAATCCCATAATTTTTATTGTGTTATATAAGTGAAATGCAAGATGGCCACTCTTGATTTAAGCCAGTATCTTTCATTTTACTTGTTTTTTTACCTCTAGTCAATCTAGAATATATTACTACCTGCTCCTAAATTTATCTCTTCTACGGTTAATTTAACGTCTCTTCTTATGTGTTCTGCTTTAGTATCTGTCTCTGTATTTTGTACATCTGCTAATGCTTCTGCATCAGACATATACTCTTGACCTGTTTCTGTATTAGTTAATGTTACCTCACATTTAGGTGTAATGACGGGTACCTTTTTACCATTAATTACTTCGTATCTAACTGAAGCTTCTGTCTCTACAAATGACATTATCTGTCCTCCCTGTTGATTTCTAATATTGATGCTACAACGTGCAATCTATTTGCATCTGCAGCGGTTACTTGTAATGTTTCATTCTCTTGCATAATTAAGGGTTCGTTTAACAACTGTTCTGTAGCATTACCTGCTACAGCTTTATTTTTAAATATGGTAAATTTATCAGCGGTCGCCGGGTCTCCATTAAATAAATCAACTGTTATATTACTACCATTATTAGTATCGTCACAAACTAAAATAGATTTTATAATTGCTCTAGAGTTTGATGGTACAGCATATAAAGTAGTAACTGTATTTGTTGTTAAATCTTGTTTTTGGTTTTTATATATATTTGCCATTTTATCCTAATCCAAAGAAGGTATATCTTTCAGAGTCTTCTTTTAATTGTGTCAAGTATGTAGAGTTTAATTGTTCTATAATATTAGTTAATGCTTTATTAATTTGTCTTTGATTATCTTCACTATATTCTTTTTTTGGTTCTGGTAATCTTACTACTACTTTAGTCATTATCTTCTTCCATCTGGTTGTAGGTCAGCTTGAAATGTACCAAATCTCCAAGATTGTCCTGATCCTGTATTTTCAATTTTAAGCGCAGCATATCTACCACGAGCTCTTGTATCTACTTTAGTCGTAGTTGAAGTAATTGTAAAGGGACTTAAAGCTGTATTTGTATTAGGATCTGCAGGGTAATCAGCTACTGAAATAGTAACTTGTGCATCTCCTACTAAATTTTTAAAGTTAGGTAGAAATCTTCTCATAGCTAAAAAGTATTCGCCAATACCTTGATCGGTCTGTAAAGCAAAGTCATAAGATTGTGCAAAAGAAGTTAACACTGTTGTACTTCCATTTGGATTAATTTGATCTGTTCCTATTTCATGTTCAAACAATACGCTTTGACCTAATCCTGTCTCACCTATAATTGCAGGAAATGTTCCTGTGTTAGAACTATTAAATGCTGTTGCATAAGGTCTAGGATATACTAATGAATCAATCCAAGTTGTTCTAATTGAATTTGTGTTTGTACCTGTATACCAATTACCCATAGGAACGGGTTGAGTTGTTTGACCATAGTTGTAAACTACATATCTATTATTAAAATCAGATCCTGTTGCAGGATACCACCAAACAACTTCTGTAAATAAATTATTAATACCTGCATTAATTTGTTGACCTTTAGTTGTATCAATATCATCAAATACATAATCTTCTACACTACAAGGTAAAGTATTAACTGTACCATCAAACGAGAAGAAACCATTATTACCCATCCAATAAGCAACACCATCAATTTCAATTGCAGCGTTCTGTCCTATTAATCCACAGTTAGTACCAACTTGTTCAAAGCCAAATGTAAAAGGCGCACCTACAAATTTCATTGTGTATAATGCATTGTCAGTCCACACTAAAATATTTTCTTTTGCAACCAAAGCTCCTACAATTTTTGTACCATCTTGTAATCTTTGTGAACCTGCTGTGTTAACAGCTTCTATGGTATATTCATTAATACTTTCATCAGCAGAAAATCTAATAAACATATCATCTTGTGTAGTTGGATCTCCAATAGTTATTTCAGTTCCAAAATGAATTAAGTGTCTTGTTGTTGGTGAAATTAAAGTTGTTCGTGTTGCAGTTGGATTATTTGTAGTTAAAAAAGTAGTTGTAGTTGTTGATGCTCTTGTTGTAAATCTAGCCGCGATCCCTGCATTCCAAGTAAATGTTTTACCATTTAATATTGTTGCTACAAGAACTTGTCCAAAAGAATTAAGTGACCAAAGGCCTGGTTCTAATGTAACCGTTGATGCTTCAACAGCACTACCAAATCCTGTAAAATTAGTTGCGTTTTGAACAACAGCGTTGGTACTATGTGCTTGACCATTTGATGTACCAGCAGTTGCTGTTCCATTTGTACCTCTAACAATACCTAAAAATTGTGTAGAATTTTTTGATGTATATGTAATTAATTCATTTGCTATTGCAATTGTTCCTGCAGATGGAAAATCAGTAGTTGAATCTACAGTAACAGCCGTTCCTGACCCACCTGTACCAGCAGTGTCTGCGTTTAATGATCCATTTAATTCAGTTTGTACAACACCGGTAATTGTTCCACCATAGTTACCAATACCAAAACCATAACCATAAGATTGTTCTGCTGGACCCACAGGCTCGTAAGGTTTTAAAGTAATACTACCACCCGTTGATACTGTACCTGTTGCAGCTGATCCCATTGTAATTGTAAAAGTTGTGGGAGTTGGAACGCTAATAACTTGAAACTTCTTATCTTCAAAATCTGATGCTGAAAAACCTGTACCACTTGGTAAAGTTACAGCGTCAAATAAAACTATACCACCTACACTTATTCCATGTGCGTTTGAAGTTGTTATAGTAACAGTTGTTGTAGAATTTGTTGAAAGTGTTGCACCTGTAATACTAGTTTTTAAAGGTGTAATATCAAAAAGTTGACCTTCAAAATAAACTAATAAAAATTTATCTGTACCTAATGCTACATATCTATTGCCTTCTAAATCTACAAAAGCAAATTGTTTTCTAACTACACCTACAATAGTATCTCCAAGTAAAGATTGCCAACCACCAACTTTTTCTGGTAGTCCATATCTAAATCTAACATTATCTGAATCAACCCAACGACCTACCGCACCAACAGTAGTATCCTGTTTGTCAATTCCTGGCGCAAATTTAATTTGTTGAAGAGCCATATTTTAGCTCCTATGCTGTGTTTGTTTTATAAGCCCAACCTCTAGTAGAGTCTACATAAACTAAAGTAATAGATTGACCATTTGTAGTTAATGTAAGATTACTAGTACCTGTATTAATAGGTTGACCATTTCTATCTACTATTAAATTATTAGATCCAAAAGTTCCTCTTGTATCTATAATACTAACTTCATCACCTACAGCTGGGGAAGCAGGTAAAGTTATTGTAATTGGGTTAGCTGTTGTATTTGCAAAAATTTGTGCTCCTGCAACTGCTGTATAAGGAGAATTAGAATCAGTTATAGTTGCATAACCTTTTTCAATAATTCTAGTTGTTGTATTTGTTCCATCAGAAACACAAAGTAAAGATGCTCCTGGAGGTACAGGTTGAGCTGTACCACTAGCTGTTAAAACACTTAAAGTATTATTAGCAGTGCCTCTAACTGTTTCATCACTTATAATCCAAACCCTTTCAGAACTAGCTGGCATTGTTAAAGTTCTAGCACCACCTAATGTTCCAGATAGTTTTAAATAAATATTTTTACCATTTGATGTTGCACCATCTGTTAAATCTAAAGTTATACTAGCTCCAGCCATATCAATATCTAAATAGCCACTAGCGCTTTGTTCTAATATTTGTAAATTTGTATTTGTTATAGTACCCCAAAGACCAGCTTTTTCACCGGTTGCTACTATTTCTAATTTAAGATCTGATGAGTATGTTGATGCCATAATTTTAACTTGGATCTATTGGTGTCCAAACCATATTTGCTCCTGGTATAATTTCATTCCACGTAATTACACCTACGTCGTTAGTACTTAATGTCAAACCAGCTCCAGTTGGATTTACTAAAGCAGTTCCTGTTACTGTAACATTTCCAGTCGCTAACGTCAATGCGTTTCCTGTAACCGAAGCATTGGCGTCTGCCGTTACTGTAAATGAGCCTAAACCTAGTGATGTAGCATTACCTGTAACGGTAAAATTAGAATCTCCTGTAATGGTTAAAGTACCAAAACCTAAAGTTAATCTATTAGGATCTGCGTCTTCTGTAATAGCATCTGCTATAATACCTACACTACCAATTGAAATACTTAATTGGTTTTTAATTGCATTTACAGTTACATTATTATCAGGTCCTGATGTAGCGAACGGTAATGCTGATATTGCGTCAAATCCTAAACTCATAAATAATCCTTAAAAGGAGGCTGTAGGTATGGTGGAGTACAGCCCCCATTTAAAGATTATATTACTTTTTAAACCAACTTGGAAGTCCTAAATGCGGTCTTCGATCATTTACATTTTGAGCAGCATCTTTGGATTTTTGGTCGTTATAGTGTAGAAATACTTGGGCACAATTATCGCCTTGAAACTCTTCTCTCCAATGCTCTAGTTCCATACCTCTATAAACTAACATATCTCCAGGTTTTAGATTAACTAAAATACCTTTGTTATTACTTTTTACAGTAATCTTTTTACCGTCTGGTATACCTACATTCTTTTTAGGTTCTAAATGTATAGG